GTGAGAGTTTAGGATTATTATGGAGTATGATGCCAGATACGGTATGGGGAGAGGTGAAAAATGTGATAGGGAGATTATTAATAGGAGATTTCAAAAGCCATTTAGCATTGGTTGAAGCATTAAAAAGTTTGAGTGATTTTGCCAAGAAGGCGGGAAAATTATGGTCAAAAAATTGGTTTTGGTATATTGATTGGAATTTATGTTGGAAATATGGGAGTTATTGGACTGAAAAGGAATTGGAAGAGGACATTAAGGATTGGTTTAGAAAAAAAAGTATGAAATCACTAAGAAAGGGTGAATATTATAAAAAGTTCGATAGTGCGGTAGAACAATTTTTTGATAATTATTGGAAGGAGAAAGTGGGGAATGAAGAGATGAGTTGGCACGATTGGTTGTGGAGTGGAAATTGGGGTACTACAGGTGCTACAGATTTGAGTGTTCCGTGGACTGAATTGATTAAAGATGGGGAAAAAATAAAGGTGAAAGCAGAGAAAAATAAAAATGGTTCAACATTGTCAGTTAATCCTAGAGATTTAGAAAAGATATTATATGAAGATAGAAGACAAGTTAACAAGGTGTCGATTAAACCGGATGAAGCACCAAATAAAACAAGATTGATAGTTAGTAGTGATATGAATAACTATCTGTTACAAAGTTATGTTAGTACTTGGATAGAAGATAATTTAATTGGGAATGCATCGACATTATTTATGGGGATAGGTGAAATGGCACAGTTTTGGGTAGATTTATTTTCAAGTGTGTTGATGGAGAACGTGTTGCATATGCCATTGGATCAAAAGGGATTTGATCACCATGCAACAGCGGAAATGATATGGTTGATAATGAATAAAATGATAAAGAAGGTGAGAAAAGGGAGTGATTTAGAATTAGCAGTTAGAAGAATAATAAGTAATATTTTCGGTTTAGAAGGGTTAGTTTTGTTTGAATACTATAGCGTGAGTAGTAAAAAATGGAAGAAGTTAATAGTAGATTGGGAAGGAGGAGTACCTTCAGGTTGGAGATGGACAGCATTATTGGATACAATAATAAATTATTGTGAATTTTGGGTAGTAGTTTGGTTAGCTGAAGATTTTGGTAGAAAGGTAGGGGTGATTAACATGAAACCACAAGGAGATGATGATTGGGTGTTATTGAGTAGTTGGGAGGGTGTAAGAATGATATATTATTTGTATATTAAGACGGGGCTGGAGATAAATAAAGCTAAATTCTTTGTGGATAAGGATAGGGATGAATTTTTAAGAAGATTTGCACAAAAAGAAATAGGGATTAGAGGTTATATAGCGAGGAGTATACATAGTATTTTGTGGCGTTCGCCTAATAAAAAGGAAGATGTAAATAGTATGAGCGAAATAATGGAAAATTGGTTAACAATGATAAGGAGGGGAGGGAAAAAAGAGAAAGTGATGGAGTATATGATCGATGATATGGTAGGAGCTTTCAAAATAAGTAGAACAGATATAGAAGATTGGTTAACAACACCAGCAGCATTGGGAGGGGGGGGTATTATGGAATATAATTGGGGATCAAGATGGGTGAGTGTAGAAGTGAAAAAGGTGTATCCAAGATGGAAAATATTAGAAACGAAAGGGTTGGATGAGATAGCTCGAAATTTAGACATAAAATTGAAAGAGCGAGAAAGACAAAAGGTTGTAGATAATTATATACATCCAAGAAAACATTATGATGTATTAAGAAAAGAAATAAAAGTGAAAAGATGGTGGGATGTAAAACCTTGGCTACCACAAAGTTCAAGTATGGTACTAAATATAACAGCACTGTGGGATAGAAAAGTTCCAAATATATTAAGACCATTATTAGTAGACAGAGCATTTGAAGAGGGGAATTGGAATGAAGTAAGAGGGAGATTAAGAGATACATCTAAAAAAGAGTTTGATAGATTAAAAGCTCAGGGAAGTAGGTCGGTATTAAAAGATTGGTTGTTAGGTGCATTTGCTTTAAAATTACCAAAGAGTTTGAAATGGTCTAGTGATATAATTGCAGGGATGAACTTAAAGTGGAAGAGAATATTAGGATTAGCGTTAGGGTCAAGGAAAATAAATCAAGAGAAGATATTAGGAGTATTGTTGTGGATAGAAGAACAAGTTAAATTAGGTAGTTGGAAAGATGCAATATATAAAGTTTGGGGAGTATGGCGAAATATTGGTATCTCTAATTGAGGATACCAAGAGGATGTAGTAG